GCTACTATGGCAGAGCGACAAGCGCATGAGACGGTTCAGGCGCAGCTAGAGATCAATAAAGCTGAAGCAGAACACCCAAGCCTGTTTGTCTCAGGTTGGAGGCCAGCCGTAGGTTGGATTTGTGCATTGGGGATGGCGTTTAATTTTATTATCATCCCATTCAGCAATATGGCATTAGAATTGGCTGGATCAAGCGTAGCAATCCCGATGATAGATATGGAGACACTTTTGCCAGTCCTGCTCGGAATGCTGGGCTTGGGCGCGATGAGAACCGTAGAGAAAGTTAAGAAAGTAGAAAGAAAGACATGAGTAATCTTACAGAAATGCTTCGCAGGCATGAAGGCTGTGAGACGCACGCTTATTCTTGCACAGCAAACAGATTGACCATCGGGTGCGGAAGAAATATAGACCCCGCTGGCGGTTTGGGGCTATCTGAGGATGAAATTATTTATTTACTGGAAAATGATATTACCAGGTGCGTTAAAGAACTTGAAGGCTTCCCATGGTTTCCAGAGTTAGTTGGCGCGAGAAGGGATGCCATGATTGATATTTGTTTCAATCTCGGAATCTCTAGGCTCAAGCTGTTTAAGCTGGCCCTGGCAGCCATGGGAAACCACGATTACAACACTGCCGCCGCAGAATTCATTAACAGTAAATGGTCTAAACAAACCGGCAATCGAGCAATCGAAGTGGCGCTAATGATTAAGACCGGAAACTATCAATGAGGAAAACCAAATGCCGCTGAGAAGAGGTAATAGTAAAAACATAATTAGCCAAAACATAAGGACAGAGATGGCGGCTGGCCGAACACGTAAGCAGGCTGTGGCTATCGCTTTGAGAAAAGCCAACAAGAAAGGATCACCAAAAGCTACATACGAATGAAGGTCTTTTAGGTTTTCTTTTCCCTGCCGATAGCCTTGTCATATTCGCCGCATTTTGGACACCACCAGCCGACCCGTGTACCTTTTTCCGCGTTAACGACCTCACGCATTTTATTTCCACAAACGCATGGCTTTGTTTTCATTTCTGACACTGTCTTTTCCGCTTTTTGCATATCTTGATGATCCGTCTGAAGTCTTGAATCGTATAATGTCTTGGGCGGTTATCCTGCTCTAGCATTTCAAGTTTTTCAATGCCAATTCTAAGTAAAAGTTCTTTTCTGTATTCCACAATATTGCCACCGAGAAAGCGGTTGCATTTCACATCTTGAGCATGGCAATTATGGGTATGAAAAGCCAGATGTGGGGCAGAACCCCTGGAACGATAGTGACCTGCATCAAAAGCACCCCCACGCACCACAACGCCCTGTAACGCCCCGCACGATACGCAAGGCTTTTCCCTGTCCCTTTCCCTTATATATTGATTAAAAGCCTTCTGAGCCTGTTTCTGCCAATCTGAGCGTGTCTTTAGCTTCTCCTTTCTCTGTTTGGTCTCTTTTCTGACTGCTTTCTTGATTTGCTGCTTTGCTCTCTCTGTTTTTGAGTATTCCAGGAGATGGTCAACGGAGCAAAAAGCCCGAAGGCTGGATATAAGTGCATCGACTTCAGGAATCTTCTGCCGGCACAGAGAGCATCTTCTCGTTTTCATCTATCTCCTGGATGGCATCAAAATAAGGCAAAATAAAATGCCTATAGTATTCAACCTGTAAATTAATTAGTGAACTGTATTGTTGCTGCAATTCGCCCCTGCTCATGCCTTCCAGGCCGATGGCAAGCTGGTCTTTGGCGATGCGAACCGCTTCCAATAATTCAGGGTGAGACTGCACATTACTTCTCCCACTGGCGCTTAAGCCAGCTTATCTGTGTCTCAACCTCAGACTCATTGAAATAAGATTCTTTTCTGCTTTTAGTTTTGAAAAAGCCATTATGATGCTCTTTGTGGTCCGACATGAACTTTCTTGCGTAGTGAGATATCCAGCCATCCGAAACCTTGAACTCTGCTTGCGGGTTGCTATCGCCAAATTCAGTCTCCCAACGTACCCGGTGGAATATTGCTTTAGCGGAATAATATTTTCGCTTCTGCGCTACCTTCAGAGCGTAATGGCAGAACATTTTATAAATGTCTGGGTTTTCTTCATGATATTTTTTAAAGTTTTCGACCGTGTATTTACCTTTCATGGTTATTCCTCCGCTCATTTTCTAAAATAGCCAGCCCTTCGGGCTATAATTCATTCTTCAACTTCATGTATTCACTGTCTTTTTTTACGGTTAACTTAATGCCTTTTTCAATACTCCAAGCCATGTGCGTATCAAGTGCAAACAGCCTGTCACCGATACTTGCCTGAAACTCATCTTTGTTCTTGGTTCTGCTCCATGTCTTACGCTTGCCATTTTCATCTACGCCTAGATACTGGCTTGTGAATAGGTCGTGTGCATCATCTTTCCTGAATTCTCTCTTTCCTACCATTTCACCATTTTTGCGAATATACAAAGGCATTGTAACGCCCTGCCACCTCATAAATTCAGCCGTTTCTCCCATCCACATCATCCAGGTATTGAGCATGGACTGAGTACCCTCTGAAACACCCTCACGCACGCTTAGATCAACAATATCCCCTACCTTGTGCGAGTTATGCTTCCTGACCGCTTCTGCGTCTACACAGCGATACATGAGGGCTTGGCATACTTCAACTTTCATCTTATTTCCTCGCCAAATCATAAATAGACATATCCAGGGCATCGGCAATTTGAATCGCTATGCGCAGCTTAACGTCTTTGCTGTGAATGACCTGGTAAAAACGCTGCGGGGTCATATCCAGCTTTTTAGCCAAATGGCTGTGCTTCATGCCCCTGGCTTCCAGTTCCTGACGCAGCCTTTCTCCAAAATGGTGCATATTGTTCTCCAATTAGAATGGTATATCGTCTTCCATGCTGTCATCAAAAAGCGGCTCCGTCTTGATTTTCGGCCCATCTTCTTTTGCATTTACTGAAAAAGACAGCTTGGGTGCTTTTGGGTTTATTTCATCTCCACGCCATGCTGACACCCAGTATTCCTTGCCTTCCACGTTTAGGCTTCCTGTAAAATCAGGATGCTTTTCTGTGGCCTTCTTTTGGTTTGTCCAAATTGCTCCACGGTTGTTGTTGTCATATTCAGCCATTTTACTTTCCTCATTTGCTTTTGGTTTATTGCGCTAAAAACTCTTGTGCTGATTTTTCAATAAGTGCACAGGCCATCTCAACCTGCTCTGCCAGCTTGTCAATGTACTCTTGGTCGCGCTCCACCCTGACGAGCAACAATTTCATGTCTGGGTGGTAGCAGAGAAAATCGCACCATTCCTTTTCTTCGCCCGTAATCCACATCTGGCCTTGAACTTGGGGGATATATTTTGATGGAAGTACATTGCCAGCGCGTAAATAGCCGACCATCGTGTGCGCCATCGGACACTTGATTTCCAGAAGCCCGTGATTACCCACCAACGCATCTGGGCTTGCTCCGGCCTCCATTGTGTCGTGAAGGCAGAATCCAATATCGTACACATCGTCAGAATCTCTAATCAATTTGTAAGTTTTCATTGCCTCTGGTTCCATATCAGCGCCACGCTGCATGGCTTCTGACACAAATACATTGGCCTGCTTTCCCGTAATTTTCTCGGCAACCAGTTCATCCACATAGCTCATAGCAGAAGCCGATGGCTTGCCTGTTGGAGTAATCAGTTTGTGAAAGCTGGATGCGCTTGGCTTTCCAAGCCTTGCCTGAAACCAGCCTTCGGTTCGCTGTTCAAATTCAGTCACTCGCATTGGTGTTCTCCAGAATTTCTGCTACCAGCTTCCGCATCTTTTGATCAAGAATGCTTATTGCGTTGGCATACTGACCAGAAGTCATTTCGGAGAGTGAGTTGATTTTGAAATGCCGCAAAAACTGGTCATAGTCACTTTCGCTTGAATCAAGCAGTTGGGTCAGATTGTCCACTTGGTCTTCAGTAAGAGGCTTTTTGAGTTCAGCCGCTTCAATCACTGGCAAATCCTCTCCGCTATAGATGTACAGCCCAAGGCCGTGAAGCGCAATGCATTTGACCAAGCATCTCATCTTGGTGTCGCTTATGTCTCTGGAATTGGGGTTGAGAATTGATTGGTTCGAGTAGTTCATTACAGGTAGCCACATTGATCGCGATACTGATTTTTCAGAGTCGGTAGAGCAGACAACAGTGACAGTGCAATGCATTTCCACTGAGCCATCGGGATAGATGGTAGGTTCGCCGTACTCAAAATGACTGCACGGATAGATATCCATCAAAGTTGACCAGGCCCAACTCCAGGAAAGGAAGGACAAACCCCCTTTTTTTTCGATATGCTCGCTTACGTTAATTTCTGAAAGATTGCGCCAGACGGCACTGTGAAAAGGATTGCTGCTCATTTCGATACTCCCGTTATTGAAAAGAATTACAATTATAATCCTAAAAGTTTAAATATGTAAAGCATTATCAGATTTAATTTTTGGCTGGCCACACTGTGAGCAGGACAGCCAGAATAACCAGGACAAGCAGGCAAAACAAAGCCGGTGGCTTGGTGGGAGTAAGTCCAAGATACCGGCTTGAGGCACTACTTTACTTCTAGGGAGAAATGAATAATAATTGGGTTGTCGGTGGTATTGACAGATACCTGAATCCGATTGAGAACAAACAAAAGAAATCAGAACCCGACAAACCGGATTATCCTGAATTTCGTATCAAAACGCAACATATAGTGTTGCATACTCTCAATCGCCACAATATCTGCTACCACTGACCGCCTGACGGGTAAACCAACGGCAGGGCGGTAAACTTGCGTGAATCATGATTGTCCGGGTCTGAACCGACCGCCATTGACAGCCAATGTCAGATGGATAAAGCAGGTTAAGTGGACACAAGGGGATTCTGACGAGCATTGCATGGAATGCTGATCGTTCTGCCAATTGGCAATCATGAGTACAGGCTCAATGAATATCAATGAACTACAGGGGTGTCCCAAAGGTTCAAAAAGATAACTATGCTCAAATTTCACGGGAGTGAATAATGAAAACACCAATATTTGATTTGCTTCCTAGCTTCGTTGACCAGGATGCGTGGGAAGAATTTAAACGCATGCGAAGCCAAGACATGAAAAAACCATTGTCTGAATATGCCGAAAAACTGGCAATGAAAAAACTGACCAAATGGCATGGTGAGGGCTACGATGTAAATGCGATTATTGATGACTCGATTTTCAACAACTGGCAAGGCTTATTTCATGAGCGCCACAAACCTAAATCAAATGGAACTTTTATTGAAAAAGCAACAGACAGGTCGTGGGCAGATGAGGCCGTCATAGTTGAGAACAGACTATTGAAAAGAAATTGATTAAATAATGTACAATGTATGTAAAAAGGTGATAAAAGTAAACATAATGCTTTACTAAGAGGGTGATTCTGATAATATGTTTCACATGGAACGGGCATGAAGCCCTTCCCAATCGGAGAAACAAAATGACTACATTTTTCGTAATAGGCCAGAAGCACGTTAGCAGCAACACAGGTGAGCATGGGTATGGCGATTACCCCGAATCAAAACCTTACATCAGATTACGCGTTGAAGCTGACACAAAAAGAAAGGCTATGAATGCGGCCAAGAAGATCGACTCCAGCTTATACTTTGGTGGAATGTTTGGGCTTGAAGTTCTGGAGACAGCAGAGGTAATAGATCGCCCTTGGATTAATCGCAACGGCTGCACACTGTAACCAGGAGAACAAGATGAATGGCACAGAATTAATTGACCTTATAAAAGACGAGTACATGTCTAAGCAGGAGTTGCTGGACGCTTTGTGCGATGGTGAATTTTTAGGCAAAATTGGCGCTACCCAGGAGGCTGTTGAAGATGCCTGGTCAATTTTGCATGACCATTAGGCGGAGCGAGAATGAACCAAGCCACCAGAAACTCAGACATCAAGAAGCAGGAGCGAAAAGAAATAGCTCTGGCAATCCTCACAGGGATGGCGCTTGCACCAGCGTTTTACGCACTAATATTTATTGTTTTGGCTTTGCAGCCATAAATACGGGAGACTAAAATGAAACTTCAATCAATATTACAAAACAACGTATACAACTGTTTTGACCGTTCGGGCGAGTTTAGCCCAAATGACATAGTGCTTAGGGCAGTCGCTGATTATCTGCTTGAAAACGCTGAACACCCTGAAGAATATTGGGAAGGCGAAACTGAAACCCAAGCTATCAAAAAGGCTTGTAGAACAATGGATTTTGACGATTGCATGGCAATGATTTTATTGGTCAGAAAAGGTGTTTTAGCCCACGCCAAGCAGATAATTGAAGAAGATGAGGGTATGCTGACAGATATGTACTACCGGCAACCAGTAGACACTCACTGATTTCTCCAAGCACAAGGATGTGCGCTCTATGTTAGCAGCTATCCTCTGCTTGGCTGAAGTGATCTATTTTGAATCGAGGAATCAGCCCCAGGCCGGACAGATAGCAGTAGGACACGTAGTAATGAACCGCGTTTTAAGCCAACAATACCCTGACAGCCCCTGCCATGTAACAAGACAAGGTAGATACTGGCTACATATTCCAATCAAACATAAATGCCAATTCAGTTATTACTGTGATGGGCTTAAAGAAACAATCAGAGATAAGCCAGCTTACGGACAAGCAGTAATCAATGCCACGGCAATATATTATCGGTGGATTCCTGACAACACTAACGGCGCAACTCATTACCACGCTGATTACGTCCAACCATCCTGGGCAGTAAAAGACCCCCAAACAATAATAAACAATCACCTTTTCTATCGGCTATAATAGGATTAGTATTGCTTTGTGCAAGAAAATGAAATGTTTACATATCTGGCTCAGCGCAACGCATCGCCTAAAATTGATAAAACAATATTGAGCGCCGAAGTTTTACTTCATACGCAAATATTTCTTTCAAAGGGCGGCAAAATTACTCAGATAGAGAACGGTTTTGGCGCGCTTATTAAATCGCCAAATTTGTTTGGTTCGAAATTTTCTATAAATGGCGCAACCTAATGGCAAAACCTGTAATAGTGTTTACAGAAAAAAATATGAATCGGGAGCTGAGTATAAAAAATAACAAATTCCCCGAACATAAGGTTGTATCTACAGATAGCCTGATTCCTTACGCGATGAATTCGCGCACCCATTCCGAGCATCAAATCGCCCAAATTGCGGCAAGCATAAAAGAATTCGGCTTTCTTAATCCTATTATCGTTGATGGTGAGAATGGCATTATAGCTGGTCATGGTCGCGTTATGGCGGCTCAAAAAATTGGACTTAATGAGTTGCCGGTAGTTGAAGCAAAACACCTGACAGATGCACAAAGGCGTGCTTATGTGATAGCTGATAACAAACTGGCATTGAACGCTGATTGGGATTATGAGTCTTTGCGGCTAGACCTTGAGTCTCTAAAAGACTTTAATTTCAATATAGAGTTAGCAGGATTTAGCGAAGCTGAATTAAGTGAAATACTATTCGATAATGAAAGCGAGTCTGATTTCCCGCATCTTAATGACGGCGAAAAAGAGCCTTACCAGCAAAAGGCATTCGTCCTGCATGATGAGCAAGTCCAGATTGTCGATGATGCCTTAACTTTAGCTAAGACGAATCCCTGCGTTGATACTGGGTTAAATGAAAACACAAATGGAAATGCAATTTCACTGATTTGCGAACAATGGTTAAAGTCGCAAAATGACTAGCGCAAAAGAAATAATCATAAAGCCGATAAAGGCGCAGGCGGCTAATAATCTAGTCAAAAAAATTCACTATAGCGGGACGCACACGCAAAACAGCCAGATTCATTTGGGCGTTTTCTTAAATGACAAACTGGAGGGGGCGATGCAATTTGGCCCTCCAATAGATAGACGCAGAATCTTGCCGCTTGTGAAAGATACTAAATGGCACGACATGATAGAACTTAATCGCATGGCTTTTTCTGATGTTTTGCCAAGAAACAGCGAAAGCAGAGCGCTGGCTATAGCTTTTAGACTGATAAAAAAACATTATCCGAATATTGAGTGGGTGCTTTCTTTCAGTGATGGCTGTCAGTGCGGTGACGGAGCAATATATAGAGCATCAGGTTTTGTGCTAACAGCTATAAAAAAAAATACCAGTATGCTTTTGATGCCAGACGGGACAATAAAGGCGCATAAAACACTAGACAACAATCCGGCACAAAATTCGGGGTGGTGGAAAAAGCATGGCGCAAAACCTTTAGATGGCTATCAATTACGCTATGTCTACTTTATAAAACCGGAAGCAAAAGAAAGATTAACAGTTCCTATTATTCCCTTTAGCAAAATAGACGACATGGGTATAGGGATGTATAAAGGCGTTCAGCGTACAAAAATAGGAGGCACTGAAGTACCCCTTCAGTCTCGGCGGTGCAATTCCGACCTGTGCGCTCCAACTTAATAAGGTGCGATATATGAAAAAAGGTAAACAGGGTGACGGTGGCGGTAGACCACCTGTAGTGTTTTCTCCAGAGGAAATTGCTCAAGTTGAAGCATTGTCTGCTGTTATGTCGAAATATCAAATTGCTGACTTTTTTGGTATAAGCCCTACGACTTTAAGAGAAGTGGAAAACAGACAAAAGGAAGTTTCTGACTCCTATAAAAGAGGAAAAGCAAAAGCTATTGGCGCGATAGGGCAAAGTTTGCTGAAACAGGCGCGCGAAGGCAATCTTGGTGCGCAGATATTCTACTTAAAAACTCAAGCAGGGTGGAAAGAAACTGAGAAGCGTGAGATCACTGGTGCTGACGGTGGCCCGATAGACACTGTGTGGACTATAAACGTGGTAGGAGAATGACTATGGCATCAAAAAAGAAAAGGCAGGCTCCGGCATTAACCCCAGCGGCTATTCAGGCAGCCAATAACAGGGCAAGATCCGAATCCATCAGGAAAGATCACAAGCAAGCACTGAAACAAGCGAAGTTCGAGTAATGCCGCGCATGGATATACCAAGACGGCTGCTACCGTTTGCCAAGAAGAAAAAACGATTCAAGATTGCACTTGGTGGTCGCGGGTCAGGTAAATCAATGAGCATTGCCAATATGTGCTTGATGGATTCACAAACTAAAAACATTAAAATAGCATGCTTCCGAGAATTCCAAAATTCGATAGACGATTCCTGCCACGCACTATTATCCGCTGAGATAGAAAGGCTTCAAATCCAAGGCTTTGAGGTTCAGAACCAGCAAATCCTTTTTAACGATGAGCCTGTTTTCAAATTCCGTGGATTAGCCCGGAACCCGGACGGAGTTCGATCTATGCACGGCTTCAGCCGTTTCTGGGTGGAGGAAGCACAAACCATCTCTGAGAGTTCACTAAAGGCTTTGACCCCTACACTGCGGGAAGAAGGTTCAGAAGTATGGATGTCAGCCAACCCCAGGTCGGCACTTGATCCGTTTAGCCAGCGATTCATTAAGCCATTCGAGAAGGAACTACGCAGAGACAGATATTTTGAAGATGATCTGCATTTAATTGTGTGGATCAACCATAATGATAACGAACTCTTTCCCGATGTACTTGAGCAAGAACGCCTGCACGACAAAAAAAATATGTCGGCTGCTTTATACAATCACATCTGGCAGGGCGAATACTATGACGAATCACTGGACAGCATTATCCCGGTAGAGTGGTTTGATGCAGCTATTGATTCTAGTGCGAAACTGGGCTTTGAACCTACAGGCGCGATCATCGCGTCACACGATCCCAGCGATGAGGGTGGTGACTCAAAAGGCTACGCTCTTAGGAAGGGTTCATGTGTGCTGGATGTTTGCGAGAATCTTACAGGCGATGTAAATGAGGGCATGGATTGGGCTTTGAGCAAAGCCAGGGCAGACGGTGCTGACTATTTCGTTTGGGATTGTGACGGCCTGGGCATAAGCCTGAAACGCCAAGTAGACCAAGAACTCGAACACAGCAAAATAGAGCGCGTCATGTTCCGTGGATCAGAGACAGCGGATGACCCTAATGTTCCATATTCAGGTAAGGACTCAAAGACCAACCGGGACACGTTCACCAACAAGCGGGCGCAATACTGGTGGAAGCTGAGAGATCGTTTTGAGGCTACGCACAGGGCAGTAACCAAAGGGGAATACATAGACCCTGATTTACTGATATCCTTGTCATCATCCATTGATAGCTTGGACGCATTGCGTTCTGAAGTGTGCCGCATTCCACAGAAACGGAATAACAATGGCAAGATTCAAATCATGAGCAAATTGGATATGCAAAAGAAACCTTATCAATTACCAAGCCCCAACATGGGCGATGCCTTGATGATGAGTATGTTCTCACCAAAGGCAAGGGTCGCAGAGGCGGCTAAAATAAATTTCGCAGGATGGGGAAACTAAATGGCCGATTATGAAGAAGAAAGTATTGAGGTAGAAGAAATAGAAATATCTGATGAGGTCGCTGTTGAACCTAAAAAGAAAAAGAAAAAGCGTGAGAAGCGCGAGTATCACGATGAAAAATACGGAGATCATCAAGAAGTACTTAATCTTCTGACTTCAGCCCAAGGCGCAGATAATGATATGCGTCAACAAGCTAGAGATGCTCAGTTATTTATTTATAAAAAGGATGGCCAGTGGGAACCATACTGGTGGAATGCCAACCAGAATAAACCCCGCTACTCATTCGATATGGTGTCTCCGATTTGTAACCAGATTTCAGGCGAACTCGAGCAGGCTGCATTCGATATCCGTGTTAGTCCAGCCGGTGGAGATGCGACTAAACATGTAGCCCAGACCTATGACGGCATCATACGCAATCTTGAGAGCATCTCTAGTGCTAGTCAGGTATATTCTTCTGCGGCCAGGGGCATGATCACAACTGGTTATGATGGCTGGAGAGTGGTGCAGCGGTATGCCG